CCGAAGATTCTTAACGGCAATCCGGTGATTCAGTTTCTTTTTAAAGAAATGCACAAACAGAAGATGTGCCAGATGGATATGTCGGAAAGGATTGGGCTTCATAGAGATACTCTACGCAATTGGCGCACCCGCTATAATCCGCGAATAACGGACGTAGAGGCGGCGTTGAATGTGCTTGGGTACACTTTAAAGCCTGTTAAGAAGCGTGACGCTAATGGAGAGTTCTGATGCGGGTAAAACAGTATTCTAAATGTGGTGACTGTGGCGAGAAAGCTGACGCGAGTGAAGGCGGCGTTCTTTACTGCGCTGCATGTTGGTTCCGTAGATTTGCAAAGGATTATCGGGGCCCGTTAGCTCGACAAAATGTCCATGCCATAAAAAATAACCACCGCCACGGGCCTACAACGGGGCAATGAAAAAGGCCCCGCGGGGGCCTATTTCTTTCTTTCCTTTTATACGAGCCTTTTCCTTTTTTAGCTCGTACTATTCGCGGTTTATACCGCGATTGCCTGATAACCCTCGCTAAAGGATTTCGCTTTTTCATATGGCGATTCCTCCTGCATTAACAAGGACGCTTTGACACCTAAATTATAAAGCGCCTCCTGCATAGGGTTGTCGGAAGCTTTACCTCTTTCCGATAGAAATACTTCACAAGGTTGCCCTGTTTCAGGGTGATAACTTACGGTAACGGACAAGCCCATACCTACTTCTTCGGTTACGCAAGGTCGGCGGTTTGGCAATTCTGACATTCTGTCCTCCTCTTGTTTTTGATGAGAAAGACATTACGCAGAAAAATTATAAAAAACCAGTCTTGACCTTTATCTCTTTTTTACTTCGTACCCTTCAGCCTTGCAGAAAATATCAAACATGACTTTTAGCTGACCGGAGATACTTCGGTTCTCCATTTCAGCAATCATCTTGATGCCCTTGTAAATTTCAATCGGCACAACGATTGATTTCCACTTCTCGATATTCATATCACCCTCACGTTTAGGTTAAACTCTGAGAGAATATAAGACTTTATGCCCGAAAGTTCAAGTCAAAAAAAGCCCCGCGCAAGGCGGGGCAAGGAGACGTTTCATCAACGTCTTGGGAGGAGCCGCAACAAACTACATTGATCCACCCCAAGAAGGGCCTAATTCAATGTCCGTTTTCATCGGCACTTTCAACTCTATCGCATTACACATGATTTCGGCAAGCTTTTTCGCCTCATCTTCTGATTCTACGCTGAACGCAAGTTCATCGTGAACCTGTAGCAGCGGCAGAATGCCTTCCTTGTACAGATCCACCATAGCTTTCTTGGTCATATCCGCGGCAGAGGCTTGAATAAGGCGGTTTAGGGCCTTGTAAGCATATGCACGTTGCAGCCCTACGTTTGGTCCGTAATGTGCCCGCGCCTCTTCATAGGTCATAGCTTTGTGCATACCAAAGGTCTTTGGCTCAAAGTGAGGGAATCGGCATTTACGGCCCATAAGAGACCGGATAGACCCTTCAGAGTTACCGTTCTGCACCCTGTCCTGAACAGCCCGCATGAGTTTCTTAACAAACGGAACGCGGTTATCATACTGCGTCATTATTTCTTTGGCTTCGTCTTTGGAAAGATCAAGCTGGTCCGCCAACTTGCCTACGCCCATTCCGTACATCATGCCAAGGTTGATGGTCTTGGCCTGCTTGCGGGGGATGTCCGCCATCGTTGCCACCATATCGTGGAAGTCTGTGTCGGGGTTGTGTGTATAATTATACACAAAATCGTCCACTTTAGACATTTCCAGCCCCGTGGCTTCCTGATAGGACGCTGCAAAGTGGACCAAGATCCGTGGTTCCTGTTGCGAGTAATCTATAGAAGCCCACTGATGTCCTTCTTCCGGCAGGAATACAGACCGGATCATTGGTCCAAGGTCCGGGTGCCGTGCAGGGATTTGCTGTAGGTTTGGATTAGACATAGAGATGCGCCCGCTTACGGTGCCCCCATCGTCTGACCTGATCTGATTAATGTGCCCGTGGATTCTTCCGTCCTTGCCCACATGCTTTAGCAAGCCGTCCATAAACGTGTTCTTACTTTTATTATACTCCCGCGCTTGCAGTATGCTTTTGGCAAGCTCATGATCATGCGTGGTCAAAAAGTTTTTGGTGAAAGACGGCGCACCCTTTTCTGTCTTTGGGTAGGGAATGCCAAGCTTGTCAAAAGCATCGGCAATGGACTTTGCCGCCCATATCTCCACGTCAAATCCTGTCAGGCTTTTGATGTTTTTGAGAGCGGCCTTTTCTTCTTTCAGCATGAACTGTGATGCGCGTTCAATTCCGTCAAGGTCTACGCGGATACCGCGCAGGGTCATATCAACGAGGCAGGGTAGAAGGTCCCGTTCCAATTCAAATACTGTGGTTAAGCCTTCTTTTTGTATCTGTACTTTAAAATATTTCCAAAGCTCTAATGTAAGTTCCGCGTCCGCGGTAGCGTATTCGCCCACAAACATAGCGGGCATCTTCCACATGTCCGCCTTGGGATCGAGGCCAAAGGATTTAGCGGCTTCTACCAGCCCTTTTTCTGATTTCGTTTTGTTAAGGTGGTCGTAGCAGACAGAGTTTAGGCTGAAGCTGAATCGGTTCTCGTCCAGCAGCGCGGCAACCACCATAGTATCCACAATGTTTCCATTTACCTCAAACCCCTCTGCTTTGAGCCAGCCCAGATCGTATTGTGCGTTGTGCATTATTTTATCGGCAGGGCAAGCCAATACTTTTTTCATCCAATTATGGACGATACGCTTGTCCAAGTTTCCGCCGCCTTGGTGCCCCACGGGTAAATAGCCGCTCCATCCGTCAACGGCAATGGCGTAACCCACCACTTCCCCGTCACCGCGGGGCCAGCCGGGGCCAAGGGTCTTAATGTTTGGATCACGGGTTTCTAAGTCGATTGCAATCTCTGAACGATCTGTAATGTCGGGCAACTCAGAAGGTGGAACCCAATCTGTCTCTGGATTGAACATGACTAGCTGTAAGCCTTGGGGCTTCATTCGTCTTCCTCCAACTTGTCTTCGATGAATTTTTGTAGTTCTTTTAAATAGAACTCTGCTTTGCCCAAATCCTCCAAGGGCTTTCCCTTGCGCTCAAATCTCCAGACGTACTTTAAAATTACGCCTTGGCAGTAATGAACATACCCGTCACCCAAAGCAGACTTAATCGCGTCCAAACACTCTACCGAACCCGTTGTGTAGTGCGGTGGATGGTTAACCATATCCAGCAAATCGTTTGCTTTCTTTTTCATGTAGTCCTCATGGCGTGTCATTTTGGCTCCAAAACTCCATTAAAGGCTATTATGCAGCGCTCTCGTTCATCTAATTCATCTGCGGTTGCAGAATGCAGTGTTGTTGAGGGGAACATAATAATTTTTCCAAAGTCAGAATTTATGTTAAACGCCCTATTCCAAGAGCCAACAGAGTCACTGTAAAAGTGCGTTTTACCCGTAGAGGATAAATACAGAATGCCCGAATAATTTACGTTCTCTTTTTCAACGTAAAAAAGCTTATGATTATGAATAGGGTGATCTGAACCCTTTTTATAAAGAGCAGTCCAGTAATCTAAAATACGGTACTTAAAACCGTTTTTAGAGAAAACGTCTGAGATATATTCTTTTACTCTTTCGAAATGTGCCAAGGTTATTGAAGCCGAAAAATCGGTGTTGTATGTGTCTCCGTAGTGGGCTTGTGATCCCCAGCTTATTGCCTTTATCTCGTCCTTCCGCTGGTTCACTTCCATAACAAGGTCCGTTAACAAAGCTTTGTCGTCGATACTTAACATAAAAAACTTTGTTGGAAACGCATCCATCTCACTAAACATTGTCATATCGCGTAGCTCCTCAATCCGTCCATCGGTGAAACAATGTAGAGATTTTCTTTTGACCGCGTGACGCCAACATAAAAAAGTCGGTGAAGATCGTCCATCATTCTCTGCCCCTCCAGCGTGTTTGAAGACACCGCTTGGTCTGAAGCATAGGAAATATCTGTATAAAGCACAACATTCGTAGCTTCCCCGCCCTTAGAGCCGTGGATCGTGGACACTTTGATCCGTGGTTCGCGGTTCAGGTTCTCTCCTTTACGCAGGATGGCTTCTACATATGTTTTCATGTCTTCTGGAACTTTATCCAGAGCTTCGCTCCACGACATGTCGGCAGTGGCAAGAAGGCCAAAGTTAGTTTGTAATGATTCTAAACTAAAGGTGTCTTTCACATCGACACCGGACAGAGCCTTAAAGCCGCGTTTAATACGAGTGCCGGATTTCATGTAGTAATACATGTCCCGCGCTGATGCGGCTTCGATCTCTGCTCCGCTCACCAATGCTTTCCACGCGGTGATTGCGGAGGCAAGCTTGTCACTAATGCTTCGGTGGCCTCTGTTCTCAAAATAGTAGCCGTGTTGCCGCAACGATTCACATATGTCGTTGAGCATGTAATTACATTGAGCCATAACCAGCCAATCGTCTTCAGCGAACTTTTTCATATTAGGGCTGAAGATCATTTCAACCTTACCGGATATAGCCTTGGGGCTATATTCTTTGGGTCGGCGTGTTTTAATCCGTGAGACAATTCTAGAAGCTACTTTGTAGACGCTTTGTGGTATCCGGTAGGATTGAGAAAGAACCTCTGAGCCTTGTTCAACCCCAAGAAAATGCTCCACGTCTGCGCCTGCCCAGCGATAGATAGCTTGATCGTCATCTCCCGCGGCGTACATGCGGCCTGCGTTTTCATCAAGAATGTGTGCGATTTCCCATTGCAGCGGCGAAAGGTCTTGTGCCTCATCTAGAAAGACAAGGTCGTAGCTTGGGCAGACACGCCCACCGTTTTCAGCAAACCATTCTAGGATGTCGGTGTAATCATAAATCCGGTGAGCCTTTTTGTATGCCCTGTAGGCATCGTCAATATACCGGACCGTGGACAGCGGTTCGTCAATGGTGCTTTGCTTGTATGTTTTTTCTATCGGTTCCTTCTTCAACCGCGAAAGCTGGATGATTTGCATGATCGGATTGTCGCGAGAATTGCTTCCAATGTCGTCATCATCGTCAGAGGCTTTGCTTGATAGGTTGAAGCCAACCTGAAAACTGAACTCTGCTAAATGGTCTGAGCCCATCAACTGTTCTTGGTTAATGTCGGACAAGTGATAGCAAAAGCTATGCAATGTTTTGAATGAACCAAGGTCGTTTGATATGTCTAGGTTGAACCTACGAGCCGCCCGCTCCCGTGCCTCCCTCGCAGCTTTACGGGTGAAGGCAAGGAACGCAATACGGCTTGCCGGAGTGCCTGCTTCGAGAGCCTTCTCCACCATATTCAAAAGCGTGGTTGTCTTACCTGTTCCGGGCGGTCCGTAGATCGTGAACATTAGAAGGGGATGTCCTCTTCGTTAGGGCCAAACTGCGGCGTCTTGATGTCTGAAATAGGCATCTCAAACGCGGGGATTGACCAGACGCGGACCACACGGTTTTTGATCCGCAGGGTCACAGATTCACCGCCCATATCTCGCAGGCGTTGTGCAATCTTGTGTGTCTTGAACTCAAAGAACCGTTGCCGCTTGAGGTAGCTTTCAAAGTCTTTCAGACGGAAATATGTAAGCTGGTCCTCTTCATCTGTCCAAGGTCGGCGCAAGAGTATCTCTTCCTTATCTGACGCGGTCTGCATATTGCGGCAGAAATCTTCGAGAAACTCATAGAAAGCGCCGTCCACAGATGAGTCTGCACTCGCCTCCATAACACCCCCTTCGGTTTCCGTCATGTCACGGAGTAGAGCCGCAACCCGATTTTCCCAAATAGGTTTACTCACTGTGGGCGGCATTACGTTCAACTGCTCAATACAAGCACGTTGAAAATTCGTCTGGCTCTGCAAGCCCTCTGTATCCAGTTCAAGCGGTTCGCCGTTGACGTCCATAAACCAGATAGGCGGCTTTGAATTGTACTTACGCAAGTTTGCCACTGTAGCTGCTTGACCTACGTTGCCCACACCGTAGCGGCGTGTCAGGCACTTGTCCTTGTCACAGTGATCATTGATAGGCGCATCATTACACTTGAACGCATAATCTTTGCGGTTCAATTGCTTTGCAATGATGTTCACTTCAGACAGCGGCAGTGGCGGCGTGAAATGGTTCATGTTGTATTTCATAAGCTCATCTTCCCAACTGTCAGGGAACGCCTTACGCAAATACACACCTATGTTAAACAGGCCGTTGTTGCGGGTTCCTTCCGGAAACCCCTGCGAACAAAGATACTGTAAGCACGGAGGCCCGTCTTTGATCGGCGTAGAATCCTGCTTCTCAATCGTCAGGGCCAGAACTTGCTCTGGCGTTTGCTTATGTGTTTCGTAAAGCCCTATGAACTCCTCAAGGGTTGCCGCGCTTCCATCATCATTGAACGCATAACGCAGGCTCTCCTCATGGTTATAGTAGGGAAGATTGAGAAAGTTTCCGACATCTCCCCGGTCAAGGTGTAGCCGGATTTGCTTCGGGAAAATTTCACTTCCAGAATAACCCAACGCCGCCGAAATGGACGAAAGGGTATCCTGAAGAGCCTTTGCGTCAAGCCAATCTGAAATAAACATAAAAACATGCGCTCCCCCCGATTTAGAGCGACATACAACCAGAGGCAGTTTCATCTCTCTGATCTTGTCGATTAGTTCTTTGTGATTGAAACCGGAATACTGATCGACATCAATGCAACCCCATTTGCACATGTTGTTTTCATTGATGGGAATGATACCAATCGCGGGGCCTTTACCAGACAGGTGGCCCTCCCAAGTTTCAGTCGTGCGCGGTTGCTTAATGACACTGGCCTGCCCAGCCTGCTTGCCATTAGACTGTTGTCTCTGGATTTCATAGGTGCCGTAGGCAACCTCAAGACCAGAGAAAATCTCTGAAAATTTTTCTGCGGACATCTTAAACCCTCAAAAGAACGGGGCCCCGTTGGACGGGACCCCAAGAAAACTAAAACGGAATATCGTCGTCTAGGTTTTCATTTTTCTGAGCGGGAGCCGCGGTCCGTGATGCGCCTTCAGCGCTTTCTTGCTGATGCTTCACGTTCACCTCGCCTTTTTCAATCGACTGATTGAAAGCTTTAGCGGAGTGATACAGGCCCGCATCCGCAACCGGAGCGTCAACACTCATCTCCCAACCGTGCCAGCTACCCTTGCTGTTCTCTTCAGAAACGCTTTTCAAAAGATAAACATGCGAGAACATTGGCGGGGTGAATGGTCCATTAGCACCGTTCATTTGGCGAGACATGATCATGCTCATCCACTTGCGTGACTTTTTCAACTGCGTGGATTTCATGGCAATCAATGCGTTTGTTGCCGCTCCATCTTCACCGATGACTTTGACATACCACTGAGCGGTCTGTTCGATGTACTCACCAGAGCCGTCTGTCAGATACTCTTTGTTGTCGTTTTCGTCACGCTTTGTTTCAGGCATTGAGTCTGTCGGATCATAGATCGCAGTCGGTGCGCCCAAACCTTGACCCCGCGGGGGCCACTGAATGAACTTGCGCTGATAAGCACAAGGCACCACGCGGATACCGTCTTTGCCCTTGTA